GTGAAAACGCGGAACTCCTCTGAGTCATAGGACTGAACCTCCTTCATGATGACCTGGGCGAGCATGCCGTCCATGTCCTGAATATCATCGGGGTCGATCTCGATCGGCTCAGCATCGAGGGGTTGGGGCTCGGGGCGATCACGCTCCTCTTCCTCATCTTCGGCGTCGCCGTCCTGCTCAGGCTCATCCTCGTCTTCATCCCGATCCTCGTTACGCTCGGGCGGCGGTGGGGGCGTGTCCTGCTGCTTCCAGTCGGAGTCGTCCATTTCGATCGAGGCGCCATCCTCATCTTCGTCCCAATTCTCGAGCATCGACTCGAGCCAGCGGGCATCCTCGACGAACTCGCGGAACTCCGAGTTGTTCGCCTGGAGCTGACGGAGTTCGGCCTTGTGCTCAGTGGGCCAGAATATCTCGTCGGGGCCATAGATGTCGATGATGTCTTTTGCATCATCCAAAGACAAAGCTGTAATCACGCCCGCGCTCCCTTCATGATTTCACCAAAATGACGGCGAGCATTGCGAAGAAGATCAAGCACAACATCCTCTGTTGCGCTCATCTCCTGCGCGATCTGTGCGACCGTCTTTCTTTCTTTTTTATACATGAAAAGCGCTTTGCGTTGAGTGGGTTCTAGCTGCTTGAGAGCTTCCGTGGTGGTCATATTGGTTTTTCCACCTTCCCCTGGTTTCAAACTTTCTTCCTGACCTTCCTCCTTGCCGGCCTTTCCTTCGCCAGGCTCATCACCGTCATCACCGGCCTCGCCGTCTTCCTGATCGTCGCCATTCTGCTCGGATGCGTCACCGTCATCGCCGGCGGTATCAGAGGCGTCGTCGCTGTCGTCGGACGCACCTTCACCCTCTTCCTCATCCTCAGCGTCCGCGGTGGGCGAGCTGTCGCTATCCTGATCCTCATCGTCGCCAGCTTCGCCGTCACCATCGCCATCTGTGGGGGTGCAGTCCTGGTCATCGTCAGAGGCGTCGTCGCTGTCGCCATCATCCTCATCGTCGCCACCTCCTCCCATCGGCGGCGGGCTGTGATACGGATCGCTGTCCTCTTCCTGACCCTGGGCAGGCTCAGGCTGCTGCGGCTTGGGCGCCATGTCGTTCAGCTGCTCCACGATGTCGCGCACGAGATCCTCGACATCCTCGAAGCGCTCCATCTCCTTCAGGCGGCGCGAGAGCGTCGGCATGCGGCTCAGGAGAGGCATGAAGTGCTTCCAGTATCCGTGGTCGTCCATGTGCTTCTGGAACGCCTTCTGACCTGCGAGAGCGCGCATGGCACAAACCATGACGCCCGCCAGGGCCTTGGCCGGGTTACCACTCTCGACGGCGGCCGCCATCGGCGGATGCACCATGGAAGGTATGAAGCGCTCATACATCCGCTCGAGGTTCTCCCGAGTGCCGGGAAGATCGCGAGGAAGCAGCTTCTCTAGGCGTATGTCCTCAACCACATTGATCAGGACCGGCGCAGTCGGATCGAACTCACCCGCTCGAGCCGCTTTCGCGAAGGGGGTGTAGAAGATGTGGCCAACCTCATGGTCGAGGTAACCCTGGATTGCCGCAATCAACTCGGGCGAGGCGTTATTATTGAGCTCGGGCAGCACGAGCGCGACCGCCTTGTTACCCTTCGCCACCACATGCGGCTGGTGACCGCGGAACCGCACCGACACGCCATCGCGCGTCAGCATACGGACGGTTTTTGCGAGACTGTCGCGATGCGAGATCGCCTTCAATGCTGCCGGTGCGCTCATAACTTCCTCGTGTGTGTGTTGCTTTGTATGCACTCGCAGTAAAGAGAGAGCGCGAACCTGTCTAGTGGCTTCGCGCTCTAGGTTTAATGCGATGCGGAGCTTAACAAGGGACTCAAAGCTGAGCGAGAAATTCCTCGAGGGATTTGCGCTGAGCCACCGTCAAGCCAGCCGGATGGGTCTTTCGAAGGCTTTCGATCACAGGCAGCTCGGTTAGCGAAATCCACCGCTTCGGGGCATTCCGATTCGAGACGACTTCTCGCAGGATCTCCGTGATCGATTGCGGCAGCTCGTCCAACTCCGCGCCGGCCAGAGCTTCGAGCTCCTCGGCCAGGTAGCCCTTCGACACCTTGGCAGTCGTCTTCTTCGGACCCGAGAGGAGCCGGTTCCAATCGATCTCAGGATAGCGCTGCTGAAGAACGGCAAACAGGAATTCTCCCGGTGCTATGCCGAGCAGTCGGCAGAAATCGGGAGCGCGCTCGATGGGGATCGGCACCCGTCCAGACGCCATGTGCGAGAGCACTACGGACGTCTTGTAGTTCATGAGCTTGGCGACCTGGCGCTGGCTCCAGCCCTTGTCGCTCTCAGCTTTCTCCAGGCCTTCGGCCAACATCTTGGTCGCACGAGTGGACGCATATGGATAATCTCCCTGCGCCTCATTCAAGTCGACAGCCGTAGCTGCATTTACCATCAAATTGTCTCCCTCACTCCGCAGCGACGATGCGCTGTTGTTACGACACACATGACTAACGCTCTCCCGGTCTGTGTCAACAAGCAAACACAACCATTAAGCATCATTACGGTGAACAAACAAAGAACGCGCGATCAAAGCCCGCAGAATTGCGGTAGAATCCGCATGATGGGAAATCTGGGTAACACAAACGAACTCGTTCGATCAGAGCTACCCGTAGGGGTTGCGTAACTTTATCTTGATACCAAGTGAGCGGGTATAAGGCATTGCAGTTGTTATGGCTTTCCTCACAACGTCGGGTGAAACTTCGGCAGGGTCTCTTCCTTTTGGAAGAAAGGCGATTCGCACGATGAAGCCATATCTTATGAGCTTTTCGGCCGCCTTCACGGCAGAATTTAGCGCGCTTTTCTCGCCGTCCCAAAGGATCGTGATCGTGTGAACGCCAGCGGCCTTGAGCTCCATCAGCGCTTGCAACTGCGTGGGCATGCCAGGTTCGAAATCGAGACTCAGATTTTTACCGAACGATCCGACTGCGCCGATGCCTCGCCAGCTCCGATCGCCCTCGATCGCTGCTTGGGTCGCGATCACGTCGAAGGCGCCTTCACCCATGACGATGTGGCTCCAACCCTCTACCTTCGCTCTGTGGGCATTGTAGATATAGCGACCGGTCGAAGGGAGCCTCGGAGGGAAGAGATATTTTGTTTCCGAGGCACCGGTGATGTCTCGCCCCTGGAACGTGACCAAAGTTCCGTCGATGTCGTAGATCGGAATGATGATGCGACCCGAGAAAACCTTGCGGCGATCATTCCCCTCCTCGTCCTTGTAGAAGAAGGCACCGTCCTGACACATGCGCAAGCCGAATTCCCGAGCGACCCCGACAGAGACGCCTCGATTGCTCAGATAGGGCAGATTGGCATCAGGCACGGGGAAGCTCATGGGCAGCTTGAGACTGCCTGACACCGCCGGGGCGATGACCTTTAGCTCGCGCTTCTTCGGTCGCCAGCCGCCGCCCTTCGCAATCGTGTTGAATAGCTCACCGATCTGACGATTATCTTCGGTGCCCAGGTGTGCGCCGGCAAACGTCCACAGATTGAAGTTGCGGCTGCACGAGCCATGGAAACAGTTCCCGTATCCGCTGTCGACGCCCAGATAGACCTTCCACCCGGCCCCGCCGCATGCGGGGCACTCCCGTATGTTGAACTGGCGGCCGCGCGAGCCTGACGTCGTCCGATACTCGATGCCCTCGTGCTCGAGGAAATCCTCTGGGGTGACATTCTCGTAGCCGCTGTCCTGGAGATTCATCAGTCGAACCCGACGAAGGTCGTCATGAAGCGAGCGCAGGCAAGATCCTGCTTGTATCGCATTTTCACCCCGCTTTCGGCGTTACGCATTTCAGACAGGAACAGCACGACCTCGCCGTCTGCCCGCTCCTCGCGCGATTGGTTGATCGTGATCAGCACGTCGGCAGTGCGGACGACTTCATAGTCATCTGCCGCGTCCGTGCCCTCTGAGACATTGCGCTGAGCCTTCTGTGTGCCTGAGCGGTTGGTCTGATAACCGGTCAGGACCGCGGCATTGAAGACCGTGCCCAGCGCGCGAAGATCCTGACCGATCTCGGCAAGTCCGTAGCGCTTTTCCGTATAGTGCGTCTCGGGCTTCATGATGCCCAGATAGTCGACGATGATCAGGTCGAACGAGAGCCCTTGCGCCTCATATTGCTTGAGGATGCGCATGAGCTCCGACACCTTGAGGGTGCGGATCGGAAAGGCCTCGACCTTTAGCTCGCCCAGGCCCGGATTATTCTCCCAATCCTCGACGACCTTGTCGACCTCAGCCTGGCGCTTCACCAGCTCCTTGAGCGGAACGCCGGAGATGTTTGCGTCGAGACGCTCGCCGATGATCTCCTCGGACACTTCGCAGGAGGCGTAGAAAACCTTGAAGCCTGCTCGAGCGGCAGCCTCTGCAAAGGTGATCTTAGCCGCTGTCTTACCAGCCTTTGGCGGCCCCATCAGAATATTGAGCTCCTTGCGCCCCCAGCCGCGGTGCGGCGTCAGCTGATTGTCGAGCTCGGGGAAGCCGGTAGTTATGCCGCCGTTCGTAAATCCGCCGGCAGCGCGCTGCGAGCGCTTCTGCTGCCGTTCTTGCCGTGACCGACGATAGTCCATCTGGGGGCGCTGGTCGGTGGCGCCGATCTGCTTGGCCTGCTCCACTCGAGCGAGCGCCGTGTCGATCTTGCTTCGGTCGCTGGTATCAAGGCTGTCGGCCAGCGTCAGCGTGGCATTAAGCAGCGCCTGGTTTCGCGCGAACTCGGCCACAGTGTCGATGACAAACTGGCGATCCTTGAGCGGGTCGCGGTGGATCACACCCAGAAGCCGCTTCGCCTCGACCATGTCGGCGATCTTCACCTTCTTCCCGGTGATCAGGCGCTTCATGACCTGAACAAAGGTGCCCAGCGTGCAGCATGCGCCATAGCGCTCCAGGTAGATCGCCTGGACAGCCACCAAGGCTGCCAGCGTCTCGTTCTCGAAATATTCGGGAAGAACGAGGGAGCCGGCAGCCTGGACGAACGTGTCATCACGCAGATAGTGGGCCGCCAGTTGCTCCTGGAAAGCCTGGTCAAACTGTGACATGAAACCTCTTGTGTGTGTTATTACGCACATACATGCAGCGAGCGATCGCTGTCAACATGATTGCGCTATTCAGTTAGCCATCAAGCGGGCGCGAACGATCGTTGGTTGAGGAAATTCCTTGAGCGCGATTGCCTCTGGCAGCTGAGGCGTCCGGTAAACGCAGTTGGCGAGCGCCGGTGCGGGATCTACCCTCTCCCTGACCCGCTCGACGAGCCAGTCATGGTATGCGTCCTGAACCGGCAAACCGGCGTAATTTTCGGCGGCATAAAGCGGGTGCGTTGCCAGTATGAGGCGATTGCCAATCATGCCTTCCCACTTGCTCAGGATCGCGGCGCCGAGCTTATCGCTATAGAGCTGTGCCGGAGTGGGTAGCCGCTTCCAAAGTGTGTCGAGTGCTGTCTGGTTGGCCAGGCGACAATATTGATCATAGGGAATGCCTGCTGCATCCGCGACGGTCATAGCCGTCCACATGCCAGTGATGTGCTTGCGCTCGCGCTCCCAAATCGTATCTACCGTGAAGTGGATCGAGTTAACGCCGAGAATGCCGACGCCAGCGCCGTTCTGTCCGCGCTGCGTGCGATGCCATAGCGACTGGCGCGCAGACACCTTGAGCGCCTTGTAATAGTGGTGCGCGAAAAGAAAGAAGCTGTGCCCTGGCGTGAGGCGGCGATAGTCCCACCATTTCGTGCCGTAGGATCGCGCGACGTCCAAAATATGCTTCTTGGGGACGTGCGCTGCGATCAGACCCTCAAGCCGAGCGGCCGGCAGGTTCGCCCCGTAGAACGCTCCCTGCACGGCTGCCATAAGCACGGGGTCGTCAGTGTGGTCGGTCGGGCTGAAAACCCCGAGTGTTGGTTGCCGATTGGCTGACGATCCCGCGGAGGGAGTCGAGGCCGATGTCGATCTTTTCATGTGCGGTGCCACGCTTGCTTGCCCTATTGTGGTAACGAATGGCGATGTCTCGAGCGAGGCCCGAGCGGACGATGTCGTCCAGGGTGAACTCGACAATGCCGACCTGGGGATGGTCTTCCATAACCTCCAGCGCGTCCTCCAGGCCCGATTTGCCGGTGATGTCCTTCTGCACAAAGTCGCCGTCAATGATCACCTTGCAGCGTTCACCCATGCGGCCGAGGAACAACTCCATCTGCTTGGGAGTGCAGTTCTGCGCCTCATCGAAGAGCACCCATGCGTTCTCGAAGGTATGGCCGCGCAGATGGCCCAGCGGGGCGATCTGTATCTTGCCCGCCTTGAGCAGATATTCGACATGACCGGCACCCAGCCGCCGCTCGAGGATTGCTCGAACAGGCGCGAAATAGGGCGCGAACTTGCCGCCGTTGTCGTCGAGCATATCGCCGGGGAGGAAGCCGTATTCCTCGTCGGCGTTGACGGCCGGCCGGGTTACGATGAGCTGGTCGATGCGGCCAGCGGCGAGCTCATCAGCCGCTTTCGATACCGCGACATAAGTCTTACCGGTGCCTAGCGGACCTATCCCGAAAATGATGTCGTAAACGTCGATGGCATTGATATAGGCGTTCTGTGCGTCAGTGCGCGCTTCTAGGGGCCTTTTGGCCTTTTGCGCACGAGGGGCGGGAACTTGGAGGCCGTCACCTGGGAGAGCGAACTGCTGGTCGCGTCGCGCGCGCTTCCCGGTTTGGCGAGCCTGCTTGGTCATTGGTCACTCCTGACGCTATGTGTATGTGTGTTGTTACGCACAATAATACACGATGCAACAAGATTCTTCGCGGCTTGACTTTCCCTTATTATCGGGGAGCGAACCACCGCCCATTCATCATCGTCAGGATCGCTCGCGTGCCGTTCCCGTAAGTGATGGAGTGAGCATGTGCCCAGCTGCTCAGGCCTTTAT